CTACGATAGAACCTGATTTTGACTCTCCATACTGGGCTAGGGCTGATATTTGTGGAAAGCTAATAAAGTCATGTAAATCAAGATACCAAGCAAGAGGTACAAATAGTAATACAGGAACAGACTTTATACCGTCTACAACTTTTTCAACTGCTGCTGTTCTTCCCTTTGGAGGGTTTCCAGGAAGCCGAAAGTTTAGATAATGCAGCTACATGAACAAATACGAGAACACTTTGAAAAAGAGTACCCAAGAGAAGGGTGCGGGATTATATCTGTAGTAAAAGGAAGAGAAAAGTGGTTTCCGTGTACAAATATAGCAGAAGAAAATAATCATTTTGTTATAGATACGAAAGAGTATTTAAAAATAGCAAGAACCTCGGATATAATAGCTATAGTACATAGCCATCCCGATGAGTCGTCAGAGCCGAGCGAACTAGACATAAATACTTGTAATGCTATGGGTAAAAAGTTTTATATATTTAGTTACCCAGATATGGATCTAACGGTTGTTGAGCCTAAGACAAATACTGCAGAACTTTATGGCAGGGAGTATGAGTTCGGAAAAGCAGACTGTTTTGAGGCGATGAGAGATTACTTACTTACTCAAAATATTGAATTACCCCCAAGAGCAATGTTTGTAGAAGACTACTGGCACAAGGGAGTAGACTATTTTTGTGAAGATACAATAAAAAACTGGGGAGGTTACCCAGTAGACATTCAAAAAGACCTACAGGTGAATGATGTTTTAATTTTTAAAATTTACTCAGATATAAATAATCATTGTGGAGTATATTTAGGTAATGATATATTTTATCATCATGTTGAGGATAGACTCTCATGCAGAGAAAACTTATATCCAAAATGGATAAAATGGCTAGTAGGAGCATATAGATATGCAGCGTAACGTATATATTGAAGGAGAAATGGGAGAGCTATTTGGCTCTCATATGTTTGTTAATGCGCCTAGAGTTAGTGATGCACTAAGGTTAATTGATGCTAATAATGACGGGTTTAAAAAGTATCTTATTGATTGCCACGAGAAAGGTGTTCAGTTTGCAGTAGAGGTTGCAGGAGAAGAACTTGAATACACAGAAGAACTTTTATTGCCTTTGCAGCAAGGGGATATAATAATTACACCTGTTCCTGAAGGTAGTGGTAGTGGTTTTAAAAAGCTTTTAACAGGTATTGCCATACTTGTTGGAACTTATTTTCTATTTGGTGAAGCTATAGCACTTATGATGGCGGGGGAGGGAATGACTCTTGGCGCGTTTGCAGGAATGGTAGGATTTTCTGTCGGAATGAGTCTTGCAATGGCAGGTCTTGGTGAGATGATGGCACAAGATCCTTCCACTGATAGCGATCAAGAGCAGTCTTATTTATTCAATGGGAACGAACAAAATATAATAGAGGGAGACCCTGTTCCTGTATTATATGGTCACTTAAGAGTTCCTGGCCAACCAATCAATTTTGAATTATCAAATTTTAAAGCATCAGGAAGTAAACATAATCCCTTTCAAATGGGTCGTAGAGGAGATGTTCAAAGAGAACAAGATATCGAAGATGCACTTGATGCTCTTCCGTTTTCATTTTAAATTATGAGCACACAAGCAGGTATACAATCTATAGATAGAAGAAAGACTTCTACTGAAAATGATAGAATTCAGGGTCTTGGTGGGAGTAAAACTCACCAAAATGTTGCCATTACGGATATAATATCAGAAGGCCCTATTGAAGGACTAGTAGAGGGCGGCTCTAGTATATTTCTAAATGGAGATCCATTATTTGCAGAGGGAGAGGCTCCTTTTATACCTTTGGACTCAGTGACTGCCTCTGGCTCGTCTGGAGCAAATACAATAACGTTAAACTCTTCTACTTCTCAAACAAAAGGGGATGAAGATTTATTTATAGGCATATCAGAAGCTATTAGTACCTCTGTTAGTATGAGTTCCCCTAGTGGTCTAGTAACCAATCCTTTCGCTGGAACTTCAGGGTTTTCCTGCACACTAACAGCTTCTAGTGCTATTTTCTCCTCTGATATGGTGCATACTCCAAGTGCGCATAGTAATATAAGTGCTGCAAACTTAGACCATGGAGATGGTATTGTTTATTTAACTTTAAATAGCGGAAATGTTCTTATTGGATTTATAAGTGCTTTTACAAGTACCACTGAAGTAACTTTTACTACAAATCATATATCTGATCATACGTTATATGTTACAACTGAAGATACAGCAGCAAATAATTCTCACCCTATTAGAATAGATTTATACTACAAAGTTTCTAATATTTCTGGCACAACTGTAACTCTAACGGGTAATTTAAATACAACTTTTACTGCAAAAAATGTAATTTATCAGACTACAACTGTTAACAGTGATCCTGCGAGTAAAAAATATCCTGGATCTACCTATCAATTTAGGACAGGTACAGAGAATCAGGCGGTTATAAATAGTGTAAATGGAGAGGGTTCAAGCACAATTGCGCTTACTCTACCTTCAGGGGGATTAACAAAAAACACAGCAAAAACTATAACAGCCGACAATCTTACAGGAGGTCAAAAAACCGAAGTAGATACTGTTAATTTTATAATTACATACCCTTCAGGACTATATTTCTATGATGAGTCCAACGGTGATGAGTATCGCTGTGGAGCAGCTTATAGAGTAGAGTTAGGTATAACAAGACCTGGTGGATCTATGGTTTTTGAAGCTCTTGGTGGAAACAATTCATCCAATCAAAGAGTTTCTGGTATAGGAAATACTGGGGAGTCTTTAATTGCTCATGATGCATTGAAAAAATCTGCGATTACTTTTGAGTACAGAATTGATATGACTCCTTATCAGCCTTTTACTGATTTTGCAGTAAGAGTTACTCGATTAACAAACCATGGAACTACTGATGATGGAGTTGACTACACAAGAGGAGTAAGAGGGCTGCATAGAGGTGCAAAGGCTTTAGAAACCTTAAATGAAGCTAAATTTAAAATGGTAGGACAAGCAACCATAAGTTCTGCTACCGCAGTAATAAAAGAAAAACTAAACTACCCTTTTACAGCTGTAGCAAATGTAGGATTTAGCTCAAAATCTTTTTCAAATGTGCCAAAGAGATCCTATGAAGTAAAAGGGTTAAAAATACAAGTTCCCTCAAATTATGTTACTAGAGATGAAAATGTTGGAGAAACAACATATCCTGGTCAAGTTGCCACATATAAGAGAAATGTTAGCACCCAAGCTATAGAAACAACTAATCAGGCATGGGACGGTAACTTTAGAAATAAAAAAGTTTACAGTAATAATCCCGCGTGGGTTTTTTATGATATATTAACTAATAATAGGTACGGGCTAGGCCTATGGTTATCTGAGTTAGACATAGATAAGTACGCTTTATATAAAATAGGAAAATATTGTGATGAACTAGTTCCAGACGGTAAAGGCGGTCAAGAACCTAGATTTACTGCTAATTTATACTTGCAAAAAGCTACTGATGCCTATAAAGTTTTAAAAGACATGGCAACAATTTTTCGTGGTATGCTATACTGGATGGACAGTCAACTTACTCCAATAATGGACGAGAAAAAGGAGCCTGTCTACTCTTTTTCAAAAGCAAACGTAATCGAAGGCCAGTTTGAGTATGAAGGCACAGGAAGCAGAACAAGAGCAAATCAGTATGTTGTTAGTTGGAACAATCCAGACTCCCAATATAAGTTAGAGCCCTTAGTTGTAGAGGACCGTAGAAATATAGCACAAACAGGCAAAATTATAAAAGAAACTGCGGTTGCTTTTGGGTGTACTTCTGAAGGACAGGCTTTGAGATACGCAAAATGGAAACTTTGGACAGCAATAAATCAGACCGAAGTAGTATCTTTCAAGACAGGAGTAAATGCTTCTTTTCTTTCGCCAGGTGATATAATAAATGTAACAGATGACTCTGATTTTAACCTACCTTTTAGTGGTCGAGTAAGTTCATACACAGAGAGTGGCGGAGTAAAATTAACTCTCGACAGAGATATTGATGCATCGCTGCCTGTTTCTGATCATACTTATAGTGTTACTGTTGTTATACCAAAGGTTGCCGCAGTTTTAAATCAAGACTCAGCAACTATTGGAGGGGTTTCTTACTCAAGAGGAGATATAATAACCCAAGCCAGAATAGTGGCAGGGGGATCTCAAACAAATCTTATAGTTAGTAGTGATACAAGTGCGGAAACGAATCTAAAAATTTGTAATGCGCTGGACGATTCTAATAATGCGCTTTCTCTTTTGCTAAATACATCAACTGTAGTGGAAGAAAGAACCCTAAGCGGAACCGCCACAGTTGGCGGAGTATCTGTACAAGTTCCTGCAGCGGCTGTAGACGGTAAATCAACCCTTCAATTAGCGTCAGCACTAAATGAGGAGGCAGTAAGTGATTTAACGGAGGCGATATGGGCTATAAAACAGATTCAAACTTCAACAGGAGCGAAAACTTTAGGCTCTGCCAAAGAATATAAAGTACTGGGTGTTATTGAAGAGGAAAATGGTATTTATGGTATATCCGCTGTAGAACACTATAATCAAAAGTTTGATTCTATAGAAGAGACTTTCAAAGTAGCTGTGGTTGATCCTGTTTTTCCTCCAGAACCAGATACCACACCTCCAGAGCCAAGCAAACTTAGAATTTTAAGAGTTCCAATTCGTCACAGAGAAGGAGAAGAAATTCGTGTAGAGTGGGATGCTCCTAGTTCTTATGATCATATAAAAGGTTTTGCTTTAACTCATAACTTTAATACTGATTTTGAGTTTGAAGAGATATTTATAAGAGGGGGAACAAGTCTTAGTAAAGTATTTACGGGCTTAAGAGACGGGGTATACGAAGTTAGTGTAAGAACTGTTAGTGGTTTTGATAAGAGGTCTAAACCTGTAACTCAAAATGTAGAGATAGTTGATATTTTTGGAGGAGGAGATAGATTTAGAGGTATTCTAAGAGGAGGAAGTTCATCTAGCCCACTAGACATGAATAGAACGTCTGGTAAAGTATTTTTTAAAAAATCCGCCTATAGAATCAGTCCTTTAGTAGCTGCTCAAGCTGGAGCAGGTGATTCTGGCACGGAAACAGTAAAAGCGAATAATTCTACTAATGCCGCTTCTATTAGTCAAACTGTTACAGCTTTAGCAAGCGGTAGCTGGCCAGGCTATAAAAATGAAAACGATACAAGAACAGGACAACTATTTTATGACTACTCAAATGCTGACCATGCGTCTAATGATCCTATACGTCTTATCGCTTGGAGAAGAGATGATACACTAGATATTGACTACTGGTACGATGCAGATAAGTTCATAGCAGATGCTAATAGTATTTGGACAAACTTAAGTGGCACAGTTGCAGTTGCGGCTGATTCAAATAAAGTAGTGGGTACGAACACAACTTTTACAAGTTTAGATATTACAAGGATTTTAAAGTTTTCCTCTACACAAGCAGCAAAAATTGCATTTATTGAGAGCGATACCGTTCTTTACTTAGATAGAACTTTCAGTACTCAAGTTTCTTCAGGAACTACTGCTGCAGCCGATGAATTAGCAGTAGACTTTGCAAATGATTTCCTACTAGGAGAGGTCAGTTTTAAGACGGGCACTAACTATGCCCTAAAACCGTATATTACAGTAAATGAACTTTTAGCTAATAATCTTCGTGCTGTAATTGCTACTCCAAATGTTTCCTCTCTCATGTATGGAAGCGATGGAGCAGTTAAAACAGACTTTGATAATATAACTCTAAAAGTCCAGACAGTTGGGTTTGAAGCTCCGAAGATAAAGGTGAATGGAGCAGGTTTCGATCAAACTGACCAAAGTGCTCAGACAAGTTTCAGTACAATTGCTTCTGAGCCTCACTCTGTAACTCTACACAGTGCTGCGAATGACGGTGCAAATCCGATTACTTTTGCTGGCGGGGCGCTTGTATTCACTGTGACTATACAGGAGACAGAAGATACGAGTATAACAGCGACAGAAACTGTTACTATCACCAAAGCGCAAGAGGAAGCAGGCGGAGCAAGCAGAACAG